TATCAGAATAGAACCATTTATAGCTTGTTTTCTAGTTACAATACCTAAGAATACTTCATCATATGGAGAAGAAGGTTTTACATTAGTGAATCCACCACTTGGAGCTAAATATAGTTGATCTCCTTCATTAAATGCATTTGTATCAAATTTGTATAGTGTTCCCTTAGTAAGAACATGGCCGAATTCACCATTTGGAATGCTATGTTCTACTACACCAATACACTTAGACAGACTACCGTTTGGAGCTTCAGGCACATGGTTATTAGCTGCTGATACTGCTCCGATTAAAACATTGTCACCTGTAGCTCCGGTTACTCTTACAGGAGTTCCCTTAGCTAATGTAGATCCAGTGCTATTTTTGGCTACTACTACAACACCATAAGCTCTGTCATAATCTAAAGAATACCAATTAGTTCCGTTAGATATTACAGTAACAGACTCTGTTGGATCGTACAAACGAACTGTATTTGTCGCAGTTTGTAATGTTGCACCTGACAATGTAACTGATCTATAAGATCCACCATCATCAACCTTAGATACTGTTATTTTTTTATCAGGGAACGCAGATGCATCAGGAAGATATAGTGTTACTGATGTTGTAGTTGTGTTAACTAAAAATGTATCGAAACCACCGTTTATATTTACTGTAGTTGTTGTTGCACTATCAACTGCTGATACATAAGGTCTGATGTTTCTGTAATTTGTCGCTGAAACTGTTGCTGCACTAACAGTTTGGAAGTAAAACGCTGCATTGGCCGAGTCACCAGAGGCATTAATATAATTTGCATTTAGTGTTGCCAAATCCCAGTGAACAGCAGAAGCAATGTGATTATTGACCAACGAGCTTAATGCACTATTAGTTGCAGAAAGCACATATTGTGGGTGATCATTGTCACCTAGACCTAATATTACTCCGTGATCAATTTCTGCTTGTGTAAAGTGAACAGATGCGCTAGCTATGTGATTTGTTACTAATGAACTTAACGCGCTGTTAGTCGCAGATAGAACATACTGAGGGTGATCATTATCTGCTAATCCTAGTATACCGCCGTGATCAATTTGCGCTTGAGTAAAGTGTACTGATGCACTCGCAATGTGATTATCTACAAGTGAGCTTAATGAACTATTAGTTGATGACAATACATACTGAGGGTGGTCGTTATCGGCTAATCCTAGTATTACACCGTGATCAATTTGTGCTTGTGTAAAGTGTACTGTACTAGAAGCAATGTGATTGGAAACTGTAGAGCTTAATGCACTATTAGTTGCAGAAAGCACATACTGTGGGTGATCGTTATCGTTAAGACCTAATATGCTTCCGTGATCAATTTGTGCTTGTGTGAAGTGTACAGACGCGCTTGCAATGTGATTATCTACAAGTGAACTTAATGAACTGTTAGTTGATGATAAAACATATTGAGGGTGATCATTATCTGCTAATCCAGTTAAGGCTCCATGGTCTGTAACAATACTAGATGCAGTCCATACAGATCCATCATAAACTAAATATTGATTAACGGCAGGTGTTAAATTAGCCGATACTGGCGATCCCTGTAAAGCAGAAGCATTCCATTTTGCAGTAGTATTTCCAATGTTTAAATAATTTGTTGCAGAAACATTGGTAGCAGAAACATTAATTGCTTGTAAACTATTTGTTCCTATTATTTTTAAATCACCAGTATTAGTATACCTGTTATTTGTTATATCGTAATAAAGAACTTCACCACCATTCTTTGCTACTTCTGCTGGTGGAGCTTTGGTTGGATAACTACCATTTGCACCAAAGAATCTTAATAATGAATCTGGGAGGAATGCGGGAACTAGTCCAGTTCCAGATGCAACATAAAAACTTCCCGGAGGCATTGCACTTGTACTACTAACTGAAAGTAGTACCCCGTCATTACTAACAAAGATTTGCCTAACCTGTTGAGCACTAGGATCTAAAACAACTCCAGTGTTTCCTGAATTACCTATCTGGGTTAAAGATACTGTTTGTGCATCAACAGATAATGTAGATGGAACCCAAGCACTAACAGAAGAAGAGTAAACTAAAGTGTGCCCCTGCTCGGGAGATAGAGAAGAAACTAGTACACCCTGAATAGAGCTAGCATTCCATTTTGCTACTGTATTTGATGAAACTTGTAAATAAGACTCTGGAATCTTGTCAGATAATGAGATTTCCTGCAAATGGGTTACAGAACCATTTGCATTTTTACCAAGTTTTATTGGGAGGAAATCAGCCATTCATACACCTTAGTATCAACGACCTTTTTTCATTTCATCTTCTTCGTCTTCTAAATCATCCTGTTCTGCGTCTAGTTCTGATTCTTCTTGCTCTACTTCATCTTCTTGATCATGTAGATCATCATGTTCACTCTCTAAATCTTCTTCTTCATCTTCGAGAGCTTCTTGTTCTGCATCTATATCATCACCATCTTCTTCTCCCTCACCGCCGATTTGCATCTTTAGAGAAGAAATCAAATCTTCTAGTTCTTTCATCTTACCTAGAACTTCTTCTTCTGAAGGTTCAACTTCTCCAGCTTCCATATCTTCCATACCCTCTTCACCTTCTGCTCCTGCCATTTCAGGTGGCATTTCTTCTGCGTCTTCAGGTGTTAGAGGTTGTGCTGGGACATCATCATCTTCCATGCCGGAAGCTGGTTGTGGCACATCAGGGTCTTCATTTCCTTCCATATCCTCACCCTCTGGTTCAGGCATACCCTGAGCAGCTTGTGGCATTCCACCCATTGCAGCAGGTTGTCCTGCGGCTGCGCCTGAACCCTTGATCATTCTAAGGATACCACCGACCTTATCCAAATCGGAAGCTATCTTCTCAAAATCCAAATAGTTATTCAAGCTCTCGTTGATGATTAGATCGTCATATCCAGCAGCGATGAAAACCTCTTGAATAACTTCGTTACAATCAATAGCTTCCACGCCATTCTTCTTGGTTAGTGATTCTGCTAGGTCCATCAATACATCACGAAGAACTGACTTCTTGGGAGAGATCTTGGCAAGAGTTTCAAATATTTCAACTTGTGTATTTAACAAGCTCTTAAATGTAGCAGGATCTTTTAAGTTTTGAACATTGATGCCATAACGCTCATTCAAATGAGAAATAAATTCTGCTTTGATTGGCTTTTTCATTTCGAATATGGCTGATGCAAAGTTTTGGATATCTGCTATGCTAATGTCTTTTACCTTGTTGAGGTTTAGTGCATTCTTAAATGTTTCAGTTAGCTGCTTCTTACTAGCTAAAGAAATATATGGAACCTGCTTGACAGCTTCCACGAGCGCACGCTGAATGGTATCTTCGTCTGAGTAAATTAAACCCGCAAGGTTCTGAATTTTCTGATTTGATGCCCAAACGGTATCAAAATTAGCCTTGTGCTCTAACAATTCCTTCTTGATCAATTCATGACGGCAAATCATCTCATAGATTGAGGTTTCGCTTGTCTGATTTACTGAGTATGAACTGTCTTCTACTAATTCTTCGTAACTTAGTTTAGGAATATCAAAGGCTTCTGAGATTGTTTGAGATAGACGAACCGCACTTCTTATTTCTGATATCTTTGAAATCTTGCTCTTGTTTTCTCTTAAGTATGCAACTAAATGTGGTGCAATTTCTAAGAAGTTATCAAACTCTTTAGTTCCTATGATCTGTGATGATTCATTGAACTTAAGAGTTTTCTCCTCTAGCTTATTCTTTATGTTCTTGAACTTTAATCTTGATTCCCATAAATAAAGCAAGTCATCAAAAGATGACTTGGCTTGCTTGTGAGAGTCTTCGTATATATTTTTTACGAATCCAGATATTTTATTATCTACGAGGGAATCAAATCTAGCTTCATCCAAGAACTCAGCAACATCCTCTACTACGATGTCTTCAAGTCTTAATCCTTCGGATAAATCGTAAGTACCTGCGATAACCTTGTTAGATTCGGTTACATAACAGACACTCTTCTCTTCCACATCTATCTTAAAAATGGAGACATTCTCCCGTAAGGAACGACCTAAATAATCACCTAACTTAATTAAATCTGAAACGGTTCTGTTGCGGTTCTCAAATAAATTCTCAAACATAAATACTCCTAAGTAATAATAATCTGTCAAATTATATATAGTTCACTATTTATCTATATTTTTTAATTTTGTGTTATATTTTTTGATAATTCTGTCAAAAACTAATGCTTTTCCTACATTTTCATTTAAAATGTTTTGATTTTTAATGTCTTGTAGCAAATCTAAGGACTCCTGCGGAGGTGATGTTGGTGGCATATTTTCCTGTCCCTCTATCCCATTTGGAGGCATAGATCCATCAGGAGGCATCTCTCCACCTGCTGCTCCCGGAGGTGGGGGTGCTCCACCGGGCATCGGAGGTTGCATGGCTGCTTGTTGTTGCATTTGTTGCTCCATCATTTGTGCCTGCTGCTCCTGCAACTCGTCCTTCATTTGCTTTATTTCCTTCTCAGTCATATCAAAGTATTCTTTGTAAATGTAAGAATCTGAGAATAAAGCCAAGCCTTTAGCAGCCTGAACTACTCTAAGTTTTTGTTCATCCACATCTAGTCTACGCTTGGTAAACATATCTGATGGATCAGGCAGATTAACCTTTACAGAGTTTATTTCAGACTGAGGAAGTCCTAATATTGCTAAGTGTCTCTTGGCAATAGTTTCTAACCCAATCTCAACTTCATGCTGCACGCGCATGATGACGCGAGCAAACTTAACATCTAGTTGGGATAGGTTAGCCTTGCGTTCAGGAGACTTATCTGTCTCAACAACATAGTCCTTGGGGATTTTTAGACATGCTAAGAGCTTGTCTCTAAAGTACTTAACATCATCAACCTTATCCAAGTTCTGTGCTCCGGGCAAGGTTTCAATCTTGGTCTCATTGTTGCCACGGTGAGGAACGAAGTAGTCTTCGTCTAAGGACATGGGATTCAACTTCTCATTGATATTACCCGTCTGAGAATCAAAGAACTTTTCCTTCTTAAACTTTTGCTTGAGCTTCTCCATGAATGCTTCAGCCTTACCCGTAGGAAGACTTCCAACATTTACATAGAAGATTCTGCGCTCGGGCGCACGCGAGAGTCGATAAATTAACATTGCGTCTTCCATTAGTTTTAAGGAACGGAACACGCGAATTGCAAACGCAGCAATAGATTTACCGTAAGGATAGTACTTAGGATCTGAGGTATGAAGACGGAAGTGAACTAATTGATTCTTATCTAAACCAATATAAGAACTCTTCTCCATGGTGGTTGACTGATAACCAAAAGAGTTCCATGATCCCATGTTCTTCTGTGGAATCTCTTGTAAGAAGTCTGTTAAGTATCCGTATTCGTTCTCAACACGGATTAAATAGTTTGGGTTTAGGATCTTTACTCTTTGAATGCCTGCTTTTGGATTGTTCAAATCCATTACAAGTTCTATGAAGCAGTCCCCGTACTTAACCATGTTACGGGTAATATCCCAATAATAACGATCTAGTTTAATGGTTTCAAATAACTTTTCTACTTTTTTAATGGTTATTTGAGAGTTAGCTGTAACCGCCCATCTTCTGTTGTGAGTATCTCTTTGAGTGCAATCGTCTGCGTAAATATCAAACGCTGCTCCGACCTCAGGATACTCATCCATTGATTCAAACTGAGCATATCTGTTCTTACGATTCATTTCCAATTCAGGAATGAACGGCTGTCTAATTATTGTCGGAGATGCACCCGGTCTTTGGTATACAACCTCAGGATTGACGATTGTATCACCAGCCATTGGGTGAATTGGTGTAGGCTCATTTGTGCTCTGTTGAGCTACCGAAGGCTGTGCTTTAGTAGCAAAATAACGAGTCCACCACTTACCAAACACACCCAATGGATTAAACCAAGGAGTTGCTGCTGCTGTAGAGTTCGGATTACCGAACGCTGTCTCACCCATTTCGTTTATTTGTCTTTCCCTAGAATCCATTTAACTTCCTCCATTGGTATATTTTTGTATGTATTGGCTGCAAAGGCTCTTCTGTTGTCCATAGTTAGTGGTTCAGGAGCATTAGTTCTGTTCTGCATCATCATATTCGGAGCAGTCTTAGCTATTTCGGTATAGCCAATAACTGCTAACTTTAATGCAGAAATCAAATCATCATGATGGCCTTTCGCTGCTTCTACCTTCCCGTTCTCGTTAATTTCGAAAGCGAGTAATTCTTTTACAAGTCTATCTGAGTTAATAGTTATCTTTCTGTTTCTAATAGCTTCTTCCATATTAGAAAGATAAACTTGATTGTTTGTGGATGTAATATTAATTCCTAGTTCACTACGATCATCCAACCACAAATTCTCGTATTCTTGGCGTTCAAACAATTCTGTAACTAAGTTTGCTCCGATACCATTGCGTTCCGGTACAATTTTACACACATTGTAGTAAATACCCTCTCTCGCAATGATCTCCGCAAACTCATTGATTGGAGTCTTATTAGAATAAAACTCTGCTACTTGTTCGCCATTGTATGCATTGATAATAACAAATGAAGAATAATCTAACTCTCGTCCGAGAGCAGTGTCAACACCCATAACATACTCATGGTATGGAACAGGCTCTTTCCATACGCGCATGCGCCCCTGATATTTTGTATCATAATTATGTTTAATATTCTCGTGTAAAAATTGTAAAGACTCACCGTCGATATATGTCGCACCTGTACCTAGGAATTCCTTCTCGTATTCCTGTCTCCAACGCTTGAGGCCAATGTTCTTCTTGGTAACTTCCTCAAATCGGTTAACATCATACTTCTTATCCTTCTCACGGATGAACTCGTACAACCACTCATACTTTTCATTGTACTTATATTGAGGATGCTCCCACCAGTCAATATCTATGAGATTGAATTCATTTCGTCCCGCTCTAGCTTCCTGATAAGTATTAAAATACCAATTACCCATACCATTAACGGTAGATAACACAAATACACGACCACCTGTAGAAATGATTGGATAAACTGCTGCCCAAATGTCATCAATGTGTTCAATGAATGCCGCCTCG